TTGACCCAGCTCAGGTTGCCCGAGCCGTCGGTGCCCAGGATGTTGCCAGCGGATCCGTTGCCAGTCGGCAGCACAAGCGTGTTCGACCCAGCCACCGCCGGAGCGTCGATCTCGGTGTAGCCCGAAGTTGCGCCGTTGAGCCTGATCGTCATGGGGTCACCTCCAGGGCGGCTTTGATCTCCTCGGGGGTAGCAGCGGCCTCGATGGCATCCTGCACGGCTGCGTACTTGTCGCGGATGGCCTGGCGGGCTTCTTCTGCTGCCGCAGCATCAGCACCAGGGATCTGTTTGGCGATCACCTCGTCGTAGGGGGCGAACTCGTCAGCGCGTTGCTGGCGGCGATGGTCGTGGCCAATCTCTTTGCACTTGTCGAGGTCGTGCTCCACGCAGCAGTCGCCCTTTACCCACGCATTGCGGAAGTAGCGGTCGCTGGGGATGTCGGCTTCGTCCACGATCTCGTAGGGCACGCCTTCGGGAACATCCTTGAGAGCCAGTTCGACGGACTCGGTTGGGATGAGGATGGAGACTCCGCCGGTCTCGTTTTGGTAGATAATTCGTTTCATGATGGGTTAGCGGAAGATGGCGACACACATAGATTCGCAATCCTCTTGAGTAAAGCTAAGATTTCGATTGCGAAACCGAACGGAGGAGGTAGTTGGTGCGGCTGCTTCTTGCGTTGTAATATAAGCACCATTGTTAGCTAGCCTTCCCGGCGTAGCTACAGCATTGAAATTCGCATCTACCAACGCCGACGTAAAGTTCACCGTATAGTCGCCCGTCCCGTTATCCGTAATACTGCTTACGTTGTAGCTGGCGCGGATCGCCACCGTCGAGGTGCCGTTGAAGTTGACCCAGGCTTTGCAAAGTTGCCCTTGCTCAGTGGTGCCGAGCTTGGCAAAGGTGACGGCGTTGGCTGCAATGTCTGCCGTAGTGATGGAATCATCGGGCAGGCCGCCAGCGTTTAGGCCGCCGATTGTTCCAGATCCGTTGATGGTGATTGGCATGGTGTTCTCCTTAGACGATCACCCAGCTAGCGCCGGACGGAATCGTAACCGTGACACCAGCATTGACCGTGATCGGACCTGCGCTCACAGCGTTTTTGTTGGTGCTCAAAGTGTAATTGGTGGTGACTGTTTGGCCATTCTCCAGGAACACTTGATCACTGCCGCCACCCGTTGCGCCCCCGCCCAGGCTTCCCCAAGCAGTGCCATAACCCTCAAACTGACCAAGTGTGCTGTTGTACCGGATCATGCCCGAGCTGGGCGTGCCGGGGCGTTGTGCAGTGGTGCCAGCCGGCAGGTCGATGTAGCCGGTGCTGGTGGTGTCGATGTTGGCCGAGAAGGTCAGGCCAGCCAGCGTGAGCGTGCCGGCGGTGAAGTTGCCGCTCGCATCACGCGCCACGATGGTGCTCGCCGTGTTGGCGCTGGTGGCGTTGCTGGTGACGGTCGGGTTGCCGGAGACGCCATCTGCGTTGGTGACGCTTAAGCCGGTGCCGGATACGGCAATCGAGCGAGCGGCAAATGTATTGGCAGCAGTGCGGGTAAGCAGTCCGTTGGTGGCAAACGTACCAAGCGCAGCAACCTGTGCATTACTGACCAGTTGCCAAGTGATAGCCGTGGTGCCGAGCGTGCCGCCAATGGCGGTGGTGCTCATCCACATCGTGTTGTCGTTGGTCGTGCCTTGGTCAACATGCGTGACCGCCGCAACAAGGTCGTTCCAAACGTCGGAGTCAGTGCCGCGAGTTAGTACCCATGCAATGGCACCAGAGCCAACAGTGGTGACGGTATAGATGCCGTTTTGGTTGGTGGTGGCCTGGTCTTTAACCAGAACGCGATCATTCAGCGACAGTGCGATGCCGTCAATGCTGATGGCCGCCAACGTGCCAGCGTTTGTCAGCGTTGTGGTCGTGGCCGTTACGGTTAAAGCAGCCGTTGTGGCGACACGGCAAGAGTCCTTGAACGCCCTGGATTCCACCCAATGCTTGGTGGTGGCGTGGTTTTCAGCTGTTGGATCGCCGGAAAGTGTCAGCGCACCAGTCATGGTGCTGCCAGCCTTCAGCACCGCGTCGTTGGAAATCTCCGCGTTGACAAATGCCGTCGTGGCGATCTGGGTGGTGTTGGTGGTGACCGCTGCAGTGGGAGCTGCTGGCGTACCAGTCAGCGTTGGGCTGGCCAGCGTGGCATACGCCTGCGCCTTCACGAACGCCGTGGTGGCGACGTTGGTGTTGTTGTCAGCCGTGGCCGGCGTGGTGGCTGTTGCAGCAGCCAGTGCAGTGGAGCCCGTCACCGACAGCGTGCCGCCGATGGTGGCGTTGCCAGTGGTGCTCAGAGCGGTGAGCGCGTAGGTGGCGGCCAGCTCCGCCCAGGTGCTGCCGTTCCACTTCTTCCAGCGGTTGGCAGTGCTGTCCCAGCGGATTGTGCCAACGGAAAGGTTGGTGCTGGTGGTGCCGTCGAACTGCAGCGCCAGATCGGTGTCCCGATCCTTCAGCTGGTTCATGAAGTCTGTGTAGGTGCTGGTGAGCACCGGGTTCGACCAGTTAGCCATCAGACTCCCCTCGCGCTCCAGCTAAAGCCGCCGCTCACCCGTGTGCCAGAGGTGTTGAAGAGGAGCACCTTAAAGCTCGTGGGGTTTGGCGCGTCGACAAAATCATAGACCGCAATTACTCCAGTGGTCGATAGGGGTGTGACACTAATACTTTGAATATCAACGAACGCCAGGTTGAAGTTGACGGTTGTGCCACCGCTATCTGCCGAGTTGGCGGTACCGCTGCCTGCGTCATTACGGAGTTTGGAATCCAGGCGCACGTTCAACGCGGTCAGCAGCAGCAGGTCGTTGCCGCCGGCGCTGGCGAAGTCGTAGCGCACGCGGAAATAGCGGAATTGTGTGCTGAATACTTCGCTGAGGCCGGCGTAGCTGGTCCATTTGATCCAGTTGACGTTGCCGCTGGTTGTTGCGCTCGGCGCGGTAACCGTAAATGTGTTGGCGGCTGCGGTGGCCACCACGTAGGTTCCATCAGTAGCAGTGCCACTGGTGAAGTCCAGGTAGACATAATCACCAGACAGTAGACCGTGTGCTGTTGATGTGACCGTGATAGTCGTGGTGGTCTGGGAGTAGGTAGCCGCTGTGCTGGTGGTGCCACGCACCCGGATGGTCGGCGTGATCGTGGTGGTGCCAACTACGTTGCTGCTGGTGAGTGTGGCGGTCACCTTCGTACCAGCCAGCACGGTGCCGTAGTCAAACTCTTCCTCGTAGGCCGCCGTGGTGGTGGACGGCATCAGGTAGTAGGTGTAGCCGGCCGTAATTTGATCCTGCGGGGTGTTCCAGCTGCGGCTGGTGAAGTGGCTTTGCCAGGTCTCGGTCGTGTTGACGTTGACGATCTGTCCCAGCAGCGTGTCGGTGTAGATGTTGGTCTCATCGCCCGCCCAAATGCTGTTCTGGTTCAGCTGCAGCACATAGTCCGGCGGTTGGTTGACGACTGCACTAACGCTGCCAGGTGTGCCGTAGTTGCCAGCCGAGTCGATACCTGCCAGCCAGTAGGTATAAGTACCGGCTGCAGTCTCAAACACTGTGGTGAAGCCACCCTGCTTGGTGCCAATCACGGTGCCGCCCGCCCAAGTCGCGCCACGCCGCAGCTCGTAGTTCAGGATTGGCAGCGTTTGCGTCACATCGTTCCAGCGCAGCAGCACGTTGTTGTCGATCACTTGCTGCGAGATGGTCGGTGCGGTGGGCACAGTGACGATCACATCGAGGTCGTCCGGCGTGCCCTCGGTGCCGTTCACATCCACCGCAGCCAGCCAAAACTTCTGCGTTCCACTCCAGTCCACCTTGAGCGTGTACGCGGTGCCCTTGATGGTGGCGACAGTGGTGGCCGCGCCATAGGTTGCGCCGCGCTTGAGCAGATAGAACTCAGTGTCGAGCGTGCCCTTGATAGCCGCCCAGTTGAAGACGACGTTCTGACCAGCAAAGGTTGAGGCCAGCGAAGGTGTGCCAGCAGCGTTCACCGTGATGATGGCTGAAGCCTGCGTGCCGTAGTTGTCGTTGGCGTCCTTGGCGACAACCCAGAAGGTTTGGCTGCCGCTCCAAGCGGCTTTCAGCGTGTAACTGGTGCCAGTGATGTTGGCAAGCACCGTAGCGGTTGAGAAGGTAGTGCCTTGGCGAATTTCGTAAGTCGCGGTTGGCAGAGTGCCTGCAACGGCAGTCCAGCTCAGCGTGGCTGTGCTGCCAGATGCGGATGTTGTGATGGTTGGTGCTGCAGCGCCTGTAATGGTGACGATTTCGCTGTCCGGCGGGTCGGTGAACTTGCCAACCTTGTCCACTGGTGCCACCCAGAATGTGCGAGCGCCAGTCCAGTTGATTGGCACCGTGAAGGTTGTGCTTTGAGTCTTAGCCAGTTCAATAGATGTTCCGTAAGAACCGCCGTATGTAACGCGGTAGTAGTCGATTTCGTATGTTGTAATTACCGGCTTGATCCAGGTCAGTACAAGGTTTGTGCCTTCGATTGTTGATGTAATTGTTGTAGCGTTTGCGCCGCTAATAGTTACGGCAATGCTTGCGGCGTTGGTACTATAAACACCTGATGTGTCGACAGCTTTTACTAGATAGGTATAGGTGCCATCGTCTAAATAACCAACCTTGTAACTGGTAGATTTTATTTGAGTTACATAAGTAGCCGTGCCCCAGTTGGTTCCACGGCGCACTTCGTAGTAGTCAAGATCGATGTCTGGAATTGGAGCCCAGTTAAGGGTGACTCCGATATTGCCATCCGCTACAAAAGTGAGGGATGTAACAGCTGAAGGCGGTGCTGTCTTACCTAGTGCTGTGACAGATCCTGTTAATGCGGTAGCAGAAGGTTTTAATGCGGCGTTTAATGAATAAACCTTAAAATCAAATACGCCCGGTGTAATGTCTAAAATTTCAAAATCGCATGAAGGTTGTTGGCTGATAGTCCAGTTACTATTGTCCTTGCGCCAGTGAACTTCGTAGGTATTTACGCCGACAACGGGTTTCCAGTTAACCATTACCTTGGCCCGAACTTGGCTTTGGTACTCGTACAACGCCTCCGTAAACGAAAGGTTTGTTGGGGCTGCAGGAATACTGTTTAAGTTAGTTACATCACGTTGCTGCAAAATTTTCCCGCTTTCGACATATCCATATTTAGAAGAGTTGTAAGCAATGGCAGAAACAACGTATTTATTACCGTCTTGTTCTTGGATGGTAATAACTCGCCATTGGGATGTTTGAAGATCGTTAGTTTGGTAGGTCCAAATGCTGTTTGCGTTAGGGGCGGAAGAAAACGCTACCGAAACAGTGATAACAGATCCAGAAATGCTGCTGACGTTACGAGTCTCGACAGTTCCATTCGGCAAAATAACGGAAATAGTCGGTGCTCCAGCCATTGTTAGACCGGTAGCGTCGTCGAGGGTGAGCTGGGTCGTGGTTGCTGTATTGATGCGACCACCACGACGGCTTCCGGAGCGAACGGGATCAGCAATATCGATAATCATTCCTGGGCGTACCAGGATTCCTGCATCAATCGAAGCAGAAAAGCTAACCACTTCACCTTCGTACTGCTCTGAATACAGCAGCCACTCGCCTATCCGCGATGCTTGACCGCGAGAGGTGCAGGCAAAAGCAGAAATTTCAGTGGTGACAGCACCGTATTTTGCAATAGAAGCTGTGTCTTCGACAACTTCGTATGCGATGTCTCGCAGGTTTAGGTCTAGATAACTTACGACCGCCACATTGGGACGAGTTTTTAGGCTGCTACTGGAATAGTTAAATCCTTCCTCAGTTACATTGGCTAGTGTAAATAAGTAACTGGAATCGACGGGTTTATCTTGTGTGATGGTCAGTGTGCCGGTGCTCCAGTACGGCATGGCCCGAAACACTGAGCACATGTCGTTGATGAGTTTGTAGGCGTCTTCGGCTGTTTGGATATTGATGTTGCAGCTGAAGCGAGGCTCTTGGCCGCCAAAACCGTTGTCTACAAGTGCCGAGGCGTACTGGCTTGCACCATAAAAAGCCCACTTGTCCAGTTGATCTGTATCGATGTGGTTGCCGAAGCCGTAACGAGTTGACGTAAGCAAATCCCATAAGCACCAGGCGGGATCGGTTGTCCATTGGGCGGCGCCAAAAGTACCGTTCCAGATGCCTGCGTAGGTAAGGCGCCCTGTAACTGAGTCGACCGTGGCATTGGATGGAATAGCTACCTTGATGCCACGAACTAAGTAGCTGCGGGATGGAATGTTGGAAAACTGTTCGGCATCCACGCGCATCCCAACCAGTGCTGAGTTGGGGTATCTCAGTTTTGCAAAAATAATTTCGGTATAGCTTTGCCAGCTAAACGCATTGACCAGTTTTGCGCTGGTACTGTCGGCAGTAACGCGAGTTACTCTGATGTCGACGGGGAAGGTGCCGCTTAAGTTGACAAGGTAGTCACGCTGGTACTCGTCCCCAGTACGACCGGATACTGTGTCATCAATTACGGTAGTGTAACCGCCGCCGTTGTACTGAACTGCAATGCGTAACTGTACGCTTGTACCGTTAATATCACCCTGATCTGTAAATTGTTGCAGGGCAGGAAAACTTACAGTGACGTTTACTGCATCGACGTTAATGTCTGTGATAGTGCGGATAATAGGTGTGGCCTGTTGAACCGTTGTATTAACAGCTTTTTCGTCTTCGACTTGGGTTGAAAGGGGTATATAAGTTTGATTTTGTGTACCGTTGCGGGTGTATACGGTAACGTTCTGAAAGTTGTAGGAGTTGTCGGGATTTTGCAGTGGAGTGTTGTTGATATAAATTGATTTGTGGCCGTTTTTTAGGCCCTCAATTTCACCTTCGCTGATTAAGTCAATCAGGTTGGCGTACTGCGTGCTGTTGAGGCTGTCAGCTGCTTCGGTTGGTGTGCGGGTGGTACCGCCTCCACCGCCTTTGCCGCCACCACCGCCTCCGCCACCGGCGCCAGTAATGCCGAGACCCAAGCCGGCGTTGTGGACGCGGATGCTGTTGGCGATAAAGGTGTGGTGGCCTTCGACCGTCAGGTTGTAGACCGTGCCAGTGCCAATCTCGGTTTTGCTGACGATGGGGCGTAGGTGGTCGTTGCCGTCCACCAGGCAGTCGTCGGGACCCAATGAGTCGATCTCGACGAAAGCGTTGAATTGGTTGAGCACCCAGTGGTTGGGGGTGGCATCAAGATGCTCGCCGCCCCAGAGCGTGTAACGGATGACGCGCTCGTTCTCGTGGACGTGGACCTTGAGGACCTGGGCTGTGTGCAAAGTGCCTTGGTCGTCGAAACTCAGGACCAGATCGCCTTCCTTGAGTTCGTCAATGCGGCGGGCGCCGCTGGGAGTAGATACAGGCGTATGTCCCAGGAAACACCCGCCACCACCGCCACCGCCAGCTCCAACAATGCGTTTCATCAGCCGGTCACCTGCACAGTGTCGATGCCGGCGGAAATGACGACGGAACCCACCAGCGTTTCGCCATAGACAATCGGCACCGGCAATCCCTGGCGGCTGGTGTTCTGGATGCCGCTAAAGCTGTACGACTTGCGGGGATCTTTGGCGGTATCGGTCATGCTTGGACTGCTGATTGTCGGCACAGGTGTTAATAGTTGCGCTACTCCGCCCAACACCAAACTGGCACCTACAGCAAAAACGGCTGCGTTAATAGCTCCGGCAGCGACGACTCCGCCTAGTGTTCCAAACGTTACGACGCTAGCTAACACAATAAGCGCCACGCCGGCGATGATCCTGCCCGTGGCACCAGCTCCGGCCAACACAGGGATGATTTTAATTTCCTGTTGGCCGGCTGGTGCTTGCAGTTCGTCTTCCGCTAAGTCGTAATCGCCCACACTGACCCGGTAGTGACCTTTAACCAGCTCAGGTTCCAGCTGTGGAAAATTAGCGAGCAGAAACCGTACAGCTTCGGCAGCAGTGCCGACCTCTGCTTCAAATTTGCGGCGCTTAAGGAACTTGGCCAGGCGCCCGTAGATGCGGATCGTTCGCAGCATCACGCCATCACTAGCCTCCCTGCATCGTAGTGGCGTAATAGGCGCCCGGAAGATTTTTGTAGCCAGCCGCCGTACAGATCACGGCTGCTCAGCCGTCCGCGGATGTGGTGCAGCAACAGCTGGTCGCCTACATAAACACCGACGTGGTTTAAGCCGGGGCCGCTAATGCTCATCAGTACTGCATCCCCAAACTGCAGTGGCTCGCTTTCCTGTAGTTCCCTAAAACCGGCGTCACGCCAGAACTGATCGAACAATGGCTTGGCCTCAAAAAGTTCTGGTGTTAGCGGTCGTTCCCAGTCCGGTAATTCCAAACCGTGCTCTTGGTACCAGTCCCGTGCCAGGGTCCAGCAATCGGTGACGCCCCACACCCATTCACGGCCAATTAACGGCGCCTTGTAACCGGTCGGTAGTAACTTGTCGCTCCAGGCTTCGGTCTTGGGGTTGACGATGTACCAGGGGAGATCGGAGCGTTCGATGGCGACGAGATCGGCCTGGCTTGGTGTAGGTGGCGTGACTGGATGGCTGTGGATTACGGCCACGACTTCACCGGCATCCTCGGCTGCGGCGTAGTCCGCTGGATCGAGGATGAACTGATCGGTGCCGGTGGCCAAGTTGCTGCACGGCCAATAGTGCCGGCGTCCTTTGATAACCACCAACAGGCCGCAGGCTTCACGGGGGTCCTCCGCCTTCGCGTGCTCCAGTGCTGCTTCGCGCCAAGTCATGTGAAGTACGTTCCGATGCCTGGATAGCTGCCAAAGGGTAAGTCGTTATTGGCACCAAAGCGTGTTTGACAACTATTCAAACGCTTGGCGCAAGTATCGCTGGTGCTTACATAAACGGGAACGTTATCGGAGTCATACCACTGCGTAGCTGTTACGTTGCCGCTAGTGCTGCCGCTGGCTGTTGTTGTAACGGTGAACGTGTTTGCTGCTGCAGTAACAACGGTATAGGAACCACTAACAGCCGTACCGCTGGTGAAATTTAGATACACCTGTTCGCCGGCTAGTAAACCATGCGCTGTACTGGTCACTGTAACTGTCGTAGTTGTGCGGCTATACGTGCCAGTAAAACTGGCAATAGGTGTATAGCTACATTCGGTAGACTTGTATACCCATTGGCAAATGTTGGAGATGCATTGCCGCCTCGGAGCACGCACGCCAGCTAGATCGAAAGCTGCTGCTAGCTCGAGCTCCACGACATCGCGTGTCTCGTTTGTTTTTCTGTCGACGTAATAAACTTCTCGTGGAAATTCAGCTGTTGGATCTGGTGTTCCGTAAGGATTTACGCCACCAGGGAAATTGATTGCGTCAAGATAGCGGGCCAAGGTGCGGATGCGCGTAACTTTGGCGCCTTCTAACCCTGAAGGTAGCCCAATAATTAAAGCTGTAATCGTGCCAAAAATGTTGCTGCATCGGATTAGAGGGCGGGGTAGCGTGCCTTTGCCGGTGTACTCAAAACCTTCGGCTTCAACAGGAAAGCGAAGATAGCTGGCGCCATTCCACACCAGCTGCCCGTTAGCGTCGAGATTGCTGCCGGCATGAAAACGGTACGTCTCGTTTACACCGTGTTGGGAAACATTTAACTGAAGTTCAAACAGCTCTATTACCGCTGATGGCGCAATCGCCTGCAGGTCGGTAAACGGCAAAGTTGGAATATCTCCGACCGCATAGTCGAAGCCCCAGTAGCCGGTGTCGACGTAGAGATCGGTGAGCGCCATCAGACGCGGTACCAGCTGAGCGTTGCCGCCTCATAGATGAAGGCGACGGGGGTTGTTGCTGCAATCGTTGTCGGGTTGCCGTAGCGTGTTTGCCCGGTGTTTGCATTCAACGTCAGCGTGGTGACCGTTGAGCGCGTTCCGATGC